TCCTTGATCCCCAGTGGGTCCAGTGGGGCCGGTGGGTCCGACCGCTGTTGATGCCGCGCCCGTAGGCCCGGTAGGTCCTGCATCGCCTTGTGCCCCTGTTGGGCCGGTAGGTCCCGCAACAGTTGAGGGAGTTCCAGTGGGCCCGGTTGGGCCTGCATCACCCTGTGCCCCTGTTGGGCCCGTTGGCCCCGGAACATTTGATGCTGCCCCAGTAGCGCCCGTGGGCCCGGTAGGGCCTACTGTTCCTGCGGGACCCGTGGGGCCCAAAGTGCCACGATCAATGATTGCGGTAATGCTGCCATTGCCACCACTGCCAACAATTTTCACCATGATGTAACCTCAAACATTAGTAATGCCGTCAGAGCGAATCAAGAACAGCAAAAAGATGATGGAATCGTCTGCCGGTCTAGTGCCCACGGCAGGAAAGCTGACCTTGATTCGACCGGAAAAAGCCACCGGGGAAGATGCGGCAATATCCAATCCCGCCTCTCCCGCAATCACTCCCCAAGCGTTGTCGTCTAAGACAACAGTAAAAAAGCCTGTCGCGTCATCACGATTAGTGATGGTCAGGTTGATTGGTGTGGGAGTAGGGGTGTAGTTGCTAATGTTGAAGGTCAACCCATTGCGGGTGTCTACAACATCGCTGACAGTGCGGCGCACAATCTGTGCGCTGATGGTCGCTCCCGTCAGATCGACGGGAGTGATCGGATTAGTGCAACTGTTATTGGCAAGTCGGATGTTCCAAAAGGTCCGCTGCTGATAAACAAGCTCACCCGCAATGATCTGATTGTCAAACCCGCTAACTTGCGTCAGCGTGTTCTTATTAAAGACTGCCATGTTTTCCCCTATCTCGGGTGGTGACGCTCCCTATGCACTCACAGGGCGACGATGGTGTGTCTTGTCTTGCCAAATTATGCCGCTACGGGGCTTGTGCGTCACGCTTTTTTGCTGTGTCCATGTATAGGGAAAACAGCATCCTATACAAGTCTGCGTGCGTAAAAGTTTGACCTGTCGGCTCACTTGTCTGCGGGTCTAGCACTGCCACAGTAGCCGCAGCGTCAAACGCCACCCCGCAACTTCCCCTATTGGAAAGCAAAACGGTATTGTCAAAAGCAATGGCTTTTTCTTCTTGAAAGTAAGCCATGATTTTTTCCCCCGTTGAAGCATGGGGATTGACAATTGTGACAGCGCGGCAGCGCGTCCATGTTGAGCCTTGAATTTGAGATTCTTGGTAATTCATCATGCCGTCCATACAGGAATGAGATAGATCGTTCCGTCAACGGTTATTTCTAACCATGTGTTGGTCGTGTTGTTAACGCCGGGTTTATTTGTATTGTTAAAGGTAGCCGTGCTACCACCCGCAGCAATGCCAGTACGCAAAGACAAAACGCTTGTATTGATTGTGCTTTGGAGTCTTTGCACGGTCAAATTTGGCACAACCGTGGTTGATGAGACAACCAAAGGCGCGGTGCCTGTTGCCGCAGTTGTTTCAATCTGACCTGTTGCCGTGATTTTCCCTGCGGCATACAGAGCTTTAGTTGAGTCAACTGTGTTTTGGAAATAGCCGCCATAACCATTGGTGCCGTTAGCATCTCCACGCACACCCGAGCCGCCCGATCCCCACACTCCATAATTCAGCACATCAGTGCCTGCATGGAACCCGCGCACGCCCGCCGCAAAAGCTGTGTTATTGGCATAGCCATTAATTGCGGTTCCAGTGGTGCTAACCGCATACAAGGTCATATTACCTTGCGGTGTGCTTGTCGTTCCTGAGAATGAAGCCGATCCGCTAATGCTGATGCTTGATGAACCCGTAAGGCTCAGACTGCTTCCATCCCAAAGCAATGATGCCGCAGTTGAACCAATAGAAAACTTGTAGGCAGCACCGCTGTATCCAAGGAAAAAGCCGGTTCCGGTGTTGTAGTCAGTCTGTCCACCCCTGATCTTGCCAAGGGTGCTCATGGTCAATGTGTCTTGAACCGTCAGAGCACCCGTGTTGACTGTGATGGCAGACAGCGTGCCAACCTTCAGACTTGAAATGTACGGTGTAGACCAAACTGTGTTGCCGGTTGTCGGATTGTAGATGCCGTCCGACTGATACAACGAATTAGTGCTAGTTGGGTCGGGATCGCTTGCAACCCAAGTGGCAGAGAATCCCCAAGTTGCAAGTGATTGAGCACTGCTAGGAAATGATGATGACCCGGTAGTGGTGATGTTGCCTGCAACCGGCGCGGGGTTGTTAGAAACCCGCGCAAAGCAAATCCGAGCCGATGCGCCCGCTGTTCCCGATCCTGTTGGACCCGTGATGCCTGCATATCCCGCAGCAAGGATGCTTGCGGTTGTCCAATTGATCGTGCTAGTGGTTGCAGAATCAGCTTCTAGCAAATTGACAGTAGCCGCCCAAAGCGTAAAGCCTGCGCTTGGCGAGGTTGTGATGGATGTAGACCAACCCGAAGGCGCGGGACTGATGTTGCCTGTTGACCATGTGTAAGTGGAAGTTCCGCTAATGGTCGGGATTGTCGCCGCCCATTGGTACACAGTAGGCCGTGCAGTCTTAGAACCATTGACCCCGTTGCTTGACGAAGCGACAACTTGGAACCCTGAAGCCCAACTGACTGTGGTTGTGGTCGCGGTTGCCGTATCAGTGACTGCTTTTGACGCAACCCACAAATAAAGACCGGGAGTGCCGGGATTGACCGGCAGAGTAGTTGACCAACCATTGCCACCTGTATAACCGGAGTTTGTACCGGTGGCCCATGTCCAAGTGCTAGTACCCGAAGGATTGCCGGGTTGTGTTGTTGCCCATTGATATAGATAAGCAATGGCTTGTTGTGTGCCACCCGCGCCGGTAGGTCCGCTAGTTCCGGTGGGACCAGTGCTACCCGTGGGCCCGCTTCCCCCCGTTGGTCCAGTGGGGCCGATATTTGCTGCGGGTGTCCATACAAGCGCAGAGGAAACGGTAGAAAGCTGAGAAGTTGCTACATCGTTTGCAACCTTAAACGCGAAATAGTAGGTTCCCGCCGGTAGCGAAACATTGGTGAACTTGAATGCAAGCGAAGGTGTGAAGGCTTGAGAGTCTGAAGAAAACTCAGTGCCCCAAACTTTCCAATCTGATGCGCTTGGCGTGGCTGAGGTCGTGTAGTAAAGCGTAATGCTTGTGACACGCCCCGTGCTAGGCACATTGCAAGTCACGCTAAACGAAGGAACTGCCGCTGAAGGTAGTTGGTCACTTACCGTGGGAGCAGACAGCGCAGAGAAAAAATAAGCCGAATTCAGCCCGCTATTAGGTGCAGGCGTGAATTGCTTGATGTTTTGATCGTCGTAGACCGCTGCGTTGTATTCGTTGCATTCAATCTGTGCGCCAAGGTTGCCATCCGGTAATGATGTTTCGCTGACCTTGGTGACGCGGAACAACTTTGCATTCCAACCATAGTCGCTGTTCGTGATGCTAATAACATCACCGGCATCAACTTGGATGCCTGTGTAGGCAGTCGAGAAGGTAACGATTAGGTCTTCTCGCGCTTGCTCAAGCATTCGGTTGGCAAGGTATTGAGCTTGCACCGAATCATTGACTAGATCGAATGTGACCGTTGCTTTGTTTGCGGGTTCATTCGGGTACATCAACCCGCTTGGGGTTTCCAAATAGACAAGGTTGGGCTGATCCTTGTTTTCCTTCCACGGGAAGGTGGCTTCAACTTGGTTGATGCTTTGCGTAATGTCGGAAATGCTTACGCGCAGTTCACCAATGATGTTGGAGTCATCAAACGCAAACGCGGTCGATTCAGCCTTGTTGATAATTGGCATCCATTGGCCGGTAGTCTCTTGATAGGCAAGCCAAGAGTCACAAGCCGTAAGAATCTTGTTGATGTTGTTAAGGACAGCCTCACCCGTGTTCAGGACACCATTGATCCGATAGCGGGGCTGAGTCGAAGAACCGCCCGTGTAGGGTTCAAAGGTGATGACCTGATCCGAATAGGTGTTCAGTGCGGTGCAAGCTGTTGTGTTGACATTGGCAAGAGGAACCGCGCAGCCGTAAACATCAGAAGTCAGATAGTCGCGCAGCACATCACCGGGTCTAGCCGCGCCCGCGCTATTCAGATAGTGCGAAACCTTAAAGGTGATCGGCTGAAGACCAGTGGTGCCCGCTTCGCTGTTGTAGGTCAGCTTGACGATGGCAAATGCCAAGCCATTCATTTGCCGCGTTGGAGTGCTAGGCCACCGCAGGCTAGGCGTAATGTCTGAACCGCCCATCACCACGCTTGGTGCGGAACCGGTCACATTGGTAATGACACCCGCTTGCGTAGAGGTGTAAAGGCTGATGTAGAGATTGCCCGAAATTTTGGTGTCTACATTCCCTGCGCCATCGGTCAGGGATACAACCTTGGTGGGATCGGTGCCGTCAAATGTGACTAGACGATCACCATAGTAGAACTTGGTGCGGTCATAGGAAAACTGACCGTCAGGCGATATGTTGCTAATCGCCAAAACATAATACATCGTCTTGTTGTCGGTAGACAGCACCGCATCAACGAAGGTGCCGCCTAGCCAAGCATCACCATAGACAACAGGAATTGCGTTGTTTGCGCTTGGTGGAATTTGCTGCCGCGAACCAGGGTCAATTTGGTTGGGTGCCCTGTTAGAACCGAATGTGCGCGTGATGACATACGACAGTGCGAAGTTGGCAGCAAAGGCCACCGCAGCATAAGCAAATGTTCCGGCAGTCAAGCCGAAAACAGTTGCCGCAATCATTGTTCCGACCATTTTTTATTCCTTGCAATAAGTCGAATCTATCTTCTTAAAGCCACGGCTTTCTAAATCAATCTTGGGGCTTTGTGGCATCAGAGAAATGACGATGACTTCTGCCCGTTCTTGATCGACCAATTCTTGTGCTTTCTTGTTGTAGGCCAAAAACAATTTGCCGCCAATCGTTCCATCCCGATGCTCAGGGGCAACCCACCAAGCTAGTTCCCTGACTTCATTGATTTCGGGACACCACACATTCGGAACCACAACCCCTGCCGCCATTCCACGGTAGTCCTTGTCCACAAGGACAAAACCACGCCCGATGATGAGTGAGGATAAAAGGTTTCGGATGTGCTGTTCGTTGTGAAATTCCTTGTTGCGTAATTTTAGGATTGGCGATTCTTCGGCATATCGCCGCATCATTTCAACGCAAGCATCAATGTCGAACTTGTTTGCTTCCCTAATCATTCGCCAATGTTTTCAAATTCGATTCTTGGGACCGTTGTGCCGCCACTGCCACCATCACCACCCGGAGTTGACACGCCACCACCTGACGGGGGCTTGCCGAAGTCAAAGTAGGTGTTTGAAATGGCATCAACACGATCCATTGATGTTTCGCTAATGCCGTAGCGGTCTTGCCAAAGTGCCTTGTTGGTCTTGGAAGATGCCACATAGGTTTCTAGCACCCGCTTCATGGAGGTGCAAGAAACAGAGCAAGTCGCAATCCGACTTCTTAGATCATCGTTCCATTCTTCGGTGATCGAAACATTCGTGATGATGCCCTGATACCGCTTGAAGAATTGCTGCGTTGGCGTGGTGATGATCTGATTGTTGGAATCAAGGAAACCGCGCCAAATCTCTACCGTGCTGCCTTTGATGTTGGCACTGAGGATGATCGCTATGTTTTCCGGGTTGATACCCGTGAGCGATAGCGCCATGTCGGTAGATGTGGACTTGATGTTTCTTTCTACCTGACCAATCCCAAGCAATGAACCCATGCCGGAAAAGGTGATGCCGTTAACTGTGATGGGTGCAGCCGCATTGCAAAAGGTGTAGGTTGTCGGGGAAGTTTTGCCGACCACCATGCGGACAAACTCAGCGTGTTCAATGTTTGCGCTGTTAAGCGCAGTCATAGTGGTAGTCATGGCGCGACATTCTCCCGAAACACGAATGGCTGATCCCAATTCACAAACGCGCCATTCGTCATAGGCGTGAGCGTGTAGGTCGGGCAGACTTCCGCATATACGGGGAAATAGACCGCAGACCCGACTGCCGTAAGCGTACCCGTGCTAGGCGTGCCGATGACGGGACGGTGCAGGCCGACCGAAACGGTTGAGCCGCTGCCGCGCAACACATTAGCCGTGACCTTGTAGACATAGCTGCCGAGTTGCAGAAAGTCGCCTGCCCTGAACACAACCGCAGTTGGACCAACCGCAGGAAGGTTGCCAACCGTGATCGTTTGCGAGTTAGCGGGGGGCACCGATGCAAGCGTCAATGCTGCCGCCTGACCCGCAGACAAATCACCCTTGTAGTCGGTGAACCAGGAAAGATTGGTGCCACTAAAGGTGATGTTTGCCGCAAGCTGCCGATCAAGGTTGTCGATGGTTTGGATTACATCGCGTACTTGCGGGTAATACAGATAGTTGTGCGGCACGATGGTGAACACCCAAGGGACAGCCGTTAGGTATTGCGCCGTGCGAATCTGCCCGCCCCGCGTGACTTGCTGACCGACAGTACGCCGGTTGTTCACAGTCATCGACTGCTGAATGTCAACGATAGTTTGGAAGGACACTTACATTCTCCCCGGAGTGACTGCCAAGCCTTTTTGCGCGTACTGATTCGCCGCCCAAATTGCCCGCGAGCTTCCCATTAGTCGCTGTTCAAAAGACTTCACATCAATTGCTTGGATGTTGTAGTTGTTGACGGTTGTGCCGCCACCAAATCTACCGATCTTTTCATTTGGTATGACCGTGCCAGTAACGCGGGGCACGAACAGTTCCGGTCCACGCTCACCAACCAAATGCATATCACCGGCCCTAGCCGTGCCGCCATCTGCCAAACCGCCCGCATTCAACAGTGCGGTGAAGGTACTCATGTCCGAATAGCCACTCATGCCAATCGGATTCGGACCGGAAATCCCCATTGCCATGCCGAGCATCCTAAAGATGCCACTCATTTGCGCCCGAAGTTGAATAAGCAACAAGTCTTGAATGATGCTCTTGGCAAGGTCTTTGAATGAGCTTTTTCCGGTACGCACAAATCTTTCAAGCGCATTGGTCATGTTGCCCATGAGAGAGTCGAACACCATTGCGCCACGCTCCAATTCGGTTGGCAGTTCTTTGATGAACTTGCCAAAGCCGCGCATGAAGCCTTCTTCTAGGTCACCCTCGCGCTTCTTCGCTTCAATGTCGCGTGTCTGCCGAAGGATAGAAAGCCGCTTTTCGTACAGTTCATTCTCACGCGCCAATCGCCTTGCCCTTTCTTCGGGCAGTAACCCCGCGTGTTCAATCTCGCGTTGCGCTTCTGCGTGTTCATGCATGAGTTGAATGCGCTTGGCTTCAAATTGATATTCATAGTCGAACATCGTCAGCCTGCGGGCTTCCAAATCCAATAGCCTTTGGTCTACATCAATCCTGCGTTCTTGCGCGTTTTGGTAGTCCACCATCCTGCCGACCAAGCGACCGTAGGCAAGTTCTTCCTTGCCAACAAAATCAATCTCTTGGAGTTGCAGCGCATGAAGCCGCGCATTGATCCTCATGCGCTCTTGCAGTTCTTTAAGCCGTTCCTTCTCGGCTTTCTCTGCGTCTTTGTCGCGTCCTACCGTTGTAGCTCTACCAGGAGAGTCGCCGCCCCTGACCAATTCGGGATTGATAAAGCCGCGACCACCCCCGGCATCGCGCATCACGCGCCGTTCAAAGTTTTGCAGGGCTTCTAGATTCTTCCTAGTCTTCTCTTGAGACTCATCGAATGCCCGCCCAAACTCTTTGAAGTCAAGCGTTGCCAAAGCCCATGCTTGTTGGAATGTGAGCTTGATGCCTTCGGCAATCTCTCTAAAGACATAAGCGACATTCGCGCCCAATACCAAGATGGTTTCGAGAGCAATGCGAATGGCACCGCCAAAGTCTAAGCCACCATCCTTTAACTCTTTGATGTAATCAATAGTCGCCTTGATGCTTGGCGCAACCGCTTCGATAAAGGTCAGTTGGAAATCACGCGCAGCTTGAGCAATGCTATCGTATAGGTCTGCCATTACCTTAATGGCATCGGCTTGCTGTTCAGTCGCTTGGGTTGCGCTTTCTATGCCTTCAGCCATGCCGACAAAATCGACACCCTTTGCCGCCTTGCCGAAAACTTCCATTCCCTTAGCTGCGCGAGTAAGGGGGTCTTCAATGGCTGCAATGCCCTTGACCGTCTTGTTGAACAGTTCTTCGGTTGAGAGCTTGCCCAGGTCTTGAAAGCTGACCCCCAACTTTGAGAACAGCTTTTGCGCTTCGAATGAACCTTCAGCAGCTTTGTCAACATAGCTACTGAATGAGGAAAGCAACTTGCCCGCGTTCTCTGCGCTGCCGCCGCTGTTGGCTAGGGCATTCTGTAGCTTGATGACGCTATCAATGGCAATGTCATTAGCCTTGGCTACATCGGCAATTTCATCGGCATACTGCATTGCCTTGACGGTCATGCCAACAAATGCGGTTGCCGCGATAGCTGCGCCGCGCTGCGCGTGAGCTACAAATTCGTCTAGCTTTTTGCCCGCATCGGCTAGACCTTTGTTGAATTCAGCCGTGTCGAGTCCAAGCAAGACACCAAGCCGAGCAATCATGTTAGCCACGGTTAAACCTCTCTTTGTTGAAGCCCGGTGCCATCGTCATAAAGGTCAAAAGCTGTTCGTTAACTTGCATCTTCTTCTGTTCTTCGGTCATCGGGGGATAGATGTAGTCATGGGCAGGCCCAAGGATTTTTGCCAATGAAAACGGTGCTGCGCTTTCCGACCGAAGATAGTTGAAGATGCCTGTAGCGAGAGAGCCGAGCAAATAGATGATGTTGTGGTTGCCCACCATGCCATCAACATACATCGTCTGTATGTCTTTCATGGTGTCAGCATCCAAGGCTGCGATAGATTCTTGTGTGTGCCCATTGAAGATCATTGCAGCCTCTACTTGCTTCTTCAATGAGCCAATCAGTTTCCCCGCGACTCCCGATAGGTGGGAGAGATTACTTCAGCAATCTTTTCCACCAATGCGAGTTGCGTAGACATTGGGAATTCTTCTTCAATGTCCGCGTAGGTCAGCCCTTCTAGCGACCCTTCCACGGGGACCAATAGCTTGATGTATTCGGTGATGCGGATTTCGGTCATCACCCGAGTTCTCGCTGTTTGCTTGAGCGAGTTGCCATTGATGATGATGTCATCATCTAGGAATTCAAACCCGTTGTCTTTTGCCGTGTCCTTGAATTCAAGGATGGGCTTTGCCAACTTGTCGTAAGCCTCTTGCACTATGGCTTCATCGGGTTCACTGATGCGCTTGAAGATGGCATCAGTCTCTGCCACGATAGGAACACGCACCTTAAAGGTGTGCCCGCCAAGTTCAAACTTCCTGATGCGGAGTTCTTCGCGCTTGGCTTGGTATGACTCACCGAGAGCCGCTGCAATCTTGCTCATTTCTTAACTTTCCTTGCCTTGTATTTTTGAATTTGTGTTGCGAGTGTTTCACCTAGAGAGTTCGCAACCACGGTCGTATTATTCTCTAATGCAGGACGCAAAAAAGGATTGCCTTCTTTGTTCTTCATTCGTGCGGTGCCGAATTCCTGAGCAATAGCCCGAGCATCGGAGTCAACCCCCATGAATCGGGATGCATCCTTTTGCTCCATGCCCATTTTGACTAGCCGTTTGCGTGAGCGTTCTAGTCCTTTGCCTTCGCTCATTTGCTTGAGCTTGCGACCGGATGCAGTCGTTACAACAGCAATCACAGTGTCTGTGCTGCTGATGTATTTAGATCGACGGTCTTTGCGCGTGGGTCGCCGCGCTTCAATCTGCAATGACAGACGAAGCCCGCCCGTGTCCACGGGGGCATTCTGTTGCGCCATGCCCAACACGGGCTGCATGGCTTTTCTTGTCGCAGGGACAAGGATTTTGCTCTTGGCTTCCTTGTCGCCAATTTCCTTCGCAAGTTCATCGAACACTTGAAGAACATCTGACAAGCCTTCAAACTTAAAAGTAAAGCCTGCCATGATGAGCCTTATTGTGGTTTGATGATCTTGTAGAAGATTTGCGTATTGATTGCTATTGCGTAATCGACAACTTCTTCAGGGGTCATCTTGTCTGCATGACGCGCCGCGATTTCATGTGCCAATGAAATAGCGGTCATCCTTTGCTGTGTGAACCCAAACCAGTCCTTGCGGGACTCGGCTTGGGTCACAAGAAAGGAAAGCAGGTCATTCGTGTTGTTTATTGTCGTGGTCATGTCTTAGGTGTTGTTTGACCAACCGTACTGATTGCCGCGTGGGTGGATCGTAAAGATGCACTTAGCTTCAGCACCGGGCTGCGCGTCAATTTGGAATTGACTCACGCGACCGTTGAAAGCGTAGGCAACCACATTCGTGCCGTCATAGGCCGACACCACAAAGGTGCGGTCAATCGTGCCGTTAGCGGCATCTGCACGCATCAGCAGCAGACCGGCATCAGAAGGATTCCACGCAGCCGTAACCGTCATGGAAGTCGGTGCAGCTTGGGTCGGAATCTTGTCAGACTGACGCGAACCGGCAATCGAGAAGTTTGCCATTGCGTCATCCTGACCGAAGGCCGGGACAGCTTCCACATTCAGTTGCAGACCTTCAGTGCCAAGACCACCGGCAGAAGTGCCGACAATATCTTGCACTTGGGAAGTCCAAGTGGAAAGGTTAGCAGTCGAAAACGGGGTGGGAGTCGCACCGGACTGCGCCCAAAGAGCAGCACTAAAACCCGGCAAAACTTTATTCGGGAGAGCCATTTTTCTTTCCTTTCAGAGAAAACAGGGTTGCTAGATTGTCTTATGCTGCAATGTTCATCTGACAATCAAGAAAAATCTGTGCTAGTTTTTCTTCATTGTCGTATGAGTTGTAGAGCCACATCACATCAACTTTGGCGACATTGAACCCGTAGGTTGGTCCTCCAAAGAGTCCGCTGTAACCGTGTAGCGATTGTAGGATTTGGTTGGCAATTGTGAAACCGTCTTCTATCTGTTGCGTGAAGATGCTAACTTGGAAGACAGGCTGATCAATACCCTTGTTGTTTTGATTCTGACCGGTGTAAACATCCTGATGCACATTCCGCAGGAACCAAGTTAAAAACTTGGGTTGTGTGGCAAAGTTCCGATTGAATGCCGCATAGACAGGAACCGGATTCACCACAGACTGCAACTGATACTGAATCGCCTTGCCGTACTGAACCGGATTGTTTTGTGCCATGTCACACCGCTGTTACAGGATCGTTGCGATAGCACATGAAGGTGATGCTCATGCGGTCGTTTGCTTCCCGGCAGTCGGTGATGCGCCATTCGTGACCGCGCCAAGTGATTGAATACAAGTCTTGACGGTCAACCATTTGCTTCGTGTTTGGCGTGTAGTTCAGTGTTAGCTGCACCAAGTCTTGATAGAGCCGATAACGCTCACTGACACGCAGACTGTTTGAAACATCGGAGACACGCGCACGGGTATCAAACCACTTGGTCTGCGTGGTCGATTGCTCACCAAAATCCGACTTGCCGAAAGTCAGATTGTTGACCGCGATGTTTTCAAACCGTGCGATTGCCATTTACATCACCAAAGGCTTGTAGGGTCGCAGCAAAGCATTCACGCCAAAAGGAATGTCTCTAAGCATTCCTTCGGTGCTGTTGCTTCGGTTGTTGTAAAGATGAGTCAGCAGCAGCAAGCCCGCTTGCTTGATGACCGGGTAAGCCGCCAAAGGACTAGCTTCTACCGTGTATTCGCACACAACCGGTGAAGTCATAAAGACATTCAAGTTGCTAGGAAGGTCAGCAAGGATCACCTTGTTGCCGCTGTTGTCGTACATATACTGACTTGCAGCAAGGGGCACGAAAACAGAAGGCGTATCGTCATTCCAATAGCCTACGCAATTGATGGTGACACCGTTGTTGCCGTTGTAGTTGCAGCCGGTCGATCCTTGGCTAACCTCGGGCAAGTCAAGCGACAGCGGCACACCGTATAGACTACTAGCGTTGTAGTAGACGCGATAGCTAACCGGCATGATCGGCAAACCGATCAAGTCTTCGATAGCCTGACGGGTCGCAACCTCTAGCCCTGACAAATAGCTATCTTGCGATTCGTCATTGAAAAGGTTTAGCTGTTGCGTGATTTCCTCAAGCGTGAGCCAAGGGGTCGCGTTGTCGCGGTCGATTTGCTCAAACTTCGCGTAGTTAAAAGGGTTGCGGGTCGGCGCAAGCGCAGGCCCGCCATAAGTCAGATAGTTGTTGACTGACATTGCAACCCCTTAGAGCTTGACACGAACCCCTGCAAACGGGTCGCGCACGGAGCTAACCACGCGCTTTTCAGCGTACAGGGTCACGAAACCGGGCAGCGTCTGATCCATCATCTGAAGCGAAAATTCAGTGTGGTCCCCGATGGTCAAGAACCGAGGCCAATTTGCAAGATAGATCGGATAGGTCGAAGACAGATAAGGGTTGGGGATAACAGGCCACCCGAAGATGTGCGCCACTGCACCACCGTCATCATCGCCCGTTTCTAGGAAGATGGGAAGATTGTTGGTGTCCTTGAGTTCGCGCAGCAGTTCAATCGTTGCAGGCGCGATGTGCCAAGCCGTGCCAGGAAGCGACCAGTATTGACCGGGCAGCTTGGAAGCCGCAGCGGTCAGGTCGTTGTAGGCAATCGCGGTCGTAGCCGTTTGCGTGGCAATCGTGTGGATACCGTTGGTGATCGCCGTGCCCGAAGTGCCGTAGGCAGAAGCAGCACCATCAAGGTACATATCCAAGCCGCGCAGACCATCTGTAGCACCCGTGGTGGTGGTGGTCGAACCCGCTTGGTCGGAATTGATCGCCATGCTTGCGCCTTCTAGCTGCGCGAATTCAAGCATCAGGTCTTCGACAAGCGTGCCTTCCAAGTTATTCACATCGGACAGGACTGCCGAGCGAATGGGTAGACGCGCCGCCACCACGCGCACGGGAAGCTGCC